GTGTTGTCGGCAAGGCGTTCGAAGCAGTCGGCAATTCAATCCAGCCAGCGCTTGACCTCCTGAAAGCATTTTCCGATTGGTTTAGTGCGAATAGTACGTGGATTGTTTCGGCACTTGTTGGTATCGGCGCCGGTTTTGCCGTGTTCAAGACAGCGCAAATCATTAGTAGCGTGGTCGGTTTTCTTCAGTCGTTCAGTCTTGCGGAAACTGCCGCCACAGTAGCGCAATGGTTGTTTAACGCGGCTATGGCGGCTAATCCGCTGGTGTTGGTTATCACGCTATTGGCGGCGCTTGTAGCTGGTTTGGTTTACTTTTTCACACAGACTGACGCGGGTAAACAAGCATGGCAGGACTTCTGCCAGACCATGCAAGACTTGTGGCAAAACCTTTGCGACTTCTTCCAAAACATTTGGGATAGCATCACCAAGTTTTTCACCGACGCCGGAACAAATATTACGAACGCGTGGAATTCCGTCACTGATTGGTTCAGCGGTATCCCCGGCAGAATCAAGGGATTCTTCAACGATATCGGCGCATGGTTCGGTAGCAAGTTCCAAGAAGCCAAGGACGCTATTGTGAACAGATTCAATGAGGCTATGGGCTTCATCACCGGTATCCCCGGGAGAATCAGGGATTGTTTCAACGGCGCGGTGAACTGGCTTAAGGATGCTGGCGGGAATATCGTTCGCGGCTTGTGGAATGGTATCAGTGACATGTTTAATTGGGTGCGTAATAATATTCTTGGCTTCGGTAAGAATATCGTCAAGTGGGCTAAGCAGGCGTTGGGTATTCATTCCCCGTCGCGAGTCATGGCTGAAGAGGTTGGTAAGTATATTCCGTCTGGTATTGAAATGGGTATCAAGGCTAACACTAGTGGTTTGATGGACTCGTTGGACTCGTTGAGTTTGGATATGGTTGACGCTGTTAAGGTGCCGACTACTACTACTGGCTCACTGCCAGTGTTTGATAGTTCTGCTAGTGGTGTCACGTCCGTTATGCCGTCTACTAATATTGTAATTGAACATATGCAGGTGCGTTCGGATAATGATATTCGTCTTATCGCGCAGGAGTTGAATCGTTTGCAACGTCGTGACTTGAAGAGGGTGTGAAATTGAGAATCGTTTTCAATAACACTGATTTGGCTACCGTCCTACCTGATACCGTGCTTTATATTGGTAACGTTACGGGGCGTGAGTTCGTAAGCCCGGACGTTACCACGGTAGCATACAAGGGCGCGCACGGTAGCCGATTCGTAGGCAATCGTTATCCCGCGCGTGATATTCAAGTGGAAGTAACCGTTATCGGCTACTGCTTTCAGATGATGCCAACGTATGCGTCTAAGCTTATGAGCGTGCTTGCTACCGACGTGCCCGCTAGCCTGTCTTTCAGTGACCAAGAGGGCACGTATCAGGCTATCGTTAGCGCGATTGACTTGGAAGAGCATGAGACTTACGCGAGTGGTACTATCACGTTCACGTGTCCTGACCCGTTCCGTTATGGTGTCGTGTATGATATTGATTTCGACACGCTCCCGACTGACACGTTGCATACTAATTACAATGTGGAACCGGTTTTTAATCTTGTGGTGAATAAGCCCGCCAACAGTTTCAGTATGAATGTTAACGGCGACGTGCTCACTTTGGATATGCAAGTCGCTCAGGGTGACGTGATAGTGGTCAACAGTGAGACGCGTACCGTCACCGTCAATAACAAGTTGACAGTGTTGGAAACGTCAGGCACGTTCCCGAAATTAAGGCAGTCGGGGAACACGGTTAGGTTCTACCCTGACTGTGGCGGTAATGGTTCGTATACTGCGAGGTGGCTGTGATGCTGGCAGAAGACACTATCACCCTTGTGGGATTGCAGGGGCATGAACTTCGTACGCTCAGCCCGCGCGCTGAGTGGACGTTCGACCAACGTTCCGATTCCACTAATCAGCTCACCGTCACCGTTGGCACGGATGAAGCAACCGACGTTGTGGGTGACATGGAGCTATTATTCCAGCACCGTCGGTTCGTCATTAACGAAGTGAACCGTATGCGCGACACGGAGACGTGTGAGATTATCGCGGATGAAGCGCAGGCTGAAATGGCTTCAATCGAGGTTGAGTCATTCCAAGTTGAGAAGGCGAAGTTGAGTGCGGCAGTCACGCAATTGCTTTCCAACACGTTGTGGACTGTTGGTACCATCGAGGATGATACGCGCACGATTTATGCTGACCTGCAAGGCAAGAAGGTCACGGAATTGTTGACGTGGTTGGCTAATCAGTCTAACCAAGTGTTATCGTTCGATTCCGCGCATCGTAAAGTTTCGTTTATCAAACGGGATATGACGCCTTCCGGTGTCGTGTTTAATTATGATGTCAACATGTCCAATCTTAAGAAGACTGAGACGCCGCCGACTTGCACGGTATTGCATCCTATCGGCGCCAACGGGCTGACTGTGGCGAACGTGAATCACGGAAGTGAGTTGGTGGAGGACTTCGGCTGGTACACGTCTTTGGGCATGAGTGAGAATGAGGCACGCGCCCGATTCACAAAACGGCAGGAATGGCAGGACGAACGTTACACCGTCGTACAGAATCTACTGGATGACGCGAGGAAGAAACTCTCCGTGTCCGCCTATCCGACGCTATCTTACGATTTAACAGCTGTTGACGGTATCAGCGATTTACGTTTGGGTCAGCAAGCGTACGTTTGGGATAATGTGCTTGACGTGCGCGTGTTGACCACTGTCAGTGTTATCCACACGTCCAGCGTGCATGATGACGATAGTGTGACATTGGATTACGTGCCACCATCCTTTACGATTGCGACCGATGATACTACCGGCGACACAACGTCAACGACGGAGGCTAGCGTATTCCAAGCATTCAACGACACGGAATATACGCTAGGTGATACGGTCACACGCGTACTACCCTTAAGCATCAATGTTTACTCGGATACCATGCTTGAGTGCAATCTATGTCTAACAGTCAAAACCACGACTGCCGGACTGCTCGAAGGATATTTCCTTCTGAACGGTGAAAAGGCGGGGCCGCGAATCATGCAGACATGCGCGGAAGGGTATGTCACTATCGGCCTTCCGTTCTTGATCACGAACGTGAGCAGTAATGACCAGACAACGCTTGACTTGTATCTTAAGCATGGTGGTGCTGGTAGTCTCGCTATCAATGACGCGCAAATCTATATTTCAGCTAAGGGTGCGTATGGTGGTATCACTAACGAACGTCCTGACCGGCGCGTGGTTGACGCTGTGGAACGTTTTAAACGCGAATGGCGTAACGTTGAGGATACGACGTCTGTCATGTTCCCGGAACGCAACGACACTACTGTTGCGGAAACTGTGGAACGGTTCAAGACGGAATGGCGTGAAACTGAAGACGTTGTTAATCCGATTGTGTGGCTTGAGGATAAGACGCTCACAATCACTAACGCCGAGGATGATACCGTGTTTACGCTTATTCTGCCGGACAAGAGTCAACGTGAAATGTCTGCTGTTGTTGACGGGGCTACAATGTTTGACTTGAGTACGCTTGGTTTGACTGGTTCGACTAAAATTATAGTAAAGGAACTTGACGTGAGTGTCACGGTGACGCTTTGAAAGTGAGGGGAAATATTTTGAACGAGTCAGTGGAACGGTTGAATATCATGACGCACGTGAAAGGTCACGTGGCCGTGGATGTGATGGAGGACGGGCGGATTGTAGACCATGCGGAGCATGATAATTATGTTAGCCCGTTCGTTTATGACGCGTTACGCAAGTATGTCAACGCATCTTTTATGATGTTGCATGATGGGACGAACTTGTATCATGATGGTTCTGATTTTCCACAGCACGCGCTTAATAGTGCGTTTATCCTGACCGACTACGCGGGGCCTGTAAACACTCGGGAACGTGTGATTCACGGCACTCCACTGAGTTACGGTTATCATCAATACGTTTCGAATAATGTTAACGAGTGTAGCTTCAACCAAGACGAATCATATCGCAAGGCGAATTCTTTGCGTTTCGTGTTTGATTTTTCAACCTCGCAAGGGAACGGCACTTTCCAAAGTATTTATAGTGGCCCATCCGTAGATAATCCAAGTTATAAGGCTGGATACCAACTTTTGACAGGTTTCAATGTTCGTTGGCAAGTGACTTACTGTGATGGCAAGATTTACACACCGGACACTGATAGGATTATCGCCTTTACGGTTGATGATTGGATTACACGACTTAACGGGGATACGTGGAATAGGCAAGCCATACAAGTATCTGGTGCCGGTTTGAATGATAAGACAAGTTTAACCGCGTATAATCATTCCATTTATTGGGTTAAAGGTCAGTCTATTTGCAGTGCGCCGGTGTCTGACCTGACTGACGTGACAACGCACAATATTGGAGATTATTGTCGAGCGATTTCTTACTCCGCTATTCGTGACTCGTTTTTCATCATTATTTCAAACACCGAGGTGCGAGAATATTCAACCTCGTTCGAGCTTAAAAAAACTTTCACCGGCAATTATGCTTATAATATTTCTGCCATGCCTGAGGAAAACAGTGTCCTAATCGGTAATCGCGTATATGATATTGACGATAATGCTAACGCGTTGAAACCATGCGCACGATGGGAGGCATCCTCACCGTTTGACTGCATGACGTTCATAGGCGATTTCGCTCTAGCCTATGGCGGCGATTACGCGCATACTGGGTTGTATCTTGGCACCCAGTATTTCAGCCGTGCCCGATTGGATAAGCCGGTGACGAAGAACAGCAGGCAGACGATGAAAATCACTTACGATTTCAACATGCCCCCGATTGATTGGGAGCATTGATGGAGACGGCATTATTGTGCGCCATCCTCGGCAGTCAGACGGTGACTATCCTCGTGCAATGGTTGTTAAGCAAAATCGATGCGAAACGCAACCCGTTACGCGATGGTGTGAAAGAACTCTTGTTCTGTAAACTGAAACAGTTTGACGAACAGCGGGAGCATAACGGGTTCATGCCCATCGCGGACAAGGAAACTGTTGAACGCGTCTACACCGCCTACCATGCTTTAGGTGGTAATGGTGTTGGCACTGAGATAACTAACAAGATTCGTACTTGCGCAAGCAGTAGGGGGGGAAAATGAAACAAAAGCCGAAACATAAGCGGTTTAAGCGGAGCATGGTCAGGCCGGTTGCCGGTTTGGCGTTGAGTGCGACTATTATGCTTTCGCCTAGCGTGGCGTTGGCGAATATGAATGGTGTGGATGTGAGCGGTTGGCAACCGGCTAACATTACGCGCGTTATCCCGGCTGATTTTGCTATCGTCAAGGCCACCGAGGGTGTGGACTTCACTAACGGTTCGTGGGTTAGTCAGATTACTGGCGCTATCGAAACTGGCAAGATCCATGGATTGTACCATTATGCGAATGGTGGCAGTGCGATTGCGGAAGCCGACTATTTCGTTAACACTATCGGCTCGTATGTTGGTCGTTCCATGCTCGTGCTTGATTGGGAGAGCTACCGTAACGCGTCGTGGGGTAATGGCGGTTGGGTTCGCGATTGGGTGAATCGCGTGCATGACCGGACTAGTGTCTGGCCTGTGGTTTATGTGCAAGCGTCTGCCGTGTGGCAGATTCCGCAAGACGTGCGCCAACATTGTATGCTGTGGAAGGCACAGTATGCGAGCAATGCCGTCACTGGCTATCAGTCTCAGCCGTGGAATGCTGGCAGTGCAGGTGAGGGCATGTTGCAATACACGTCTCACGGTATGTTGAATGGGTATGGTGGGTTCCTTGACCTTGACTTGTTCTTCGGTGATAAAACCGCTTGGGGTCGGATTGCTTGCGGTGAACGTAGTGGGTGCGTGCCGAACTCGTTCGCGAATACTGGCACCACTACCACTGTCAGGCATGATACGCCGAACACTACGTCTAATGGCGATGTGAATCAGATGGCGGACGACGTTATCGCAGGCAGATACGGTAATGGCGCGACACGCAAGGCTTTACTGGGCGGCTATTATGATTCGGTCATGAGGATTGTGAATAATCGTTTGGGATGCGGCACGGCTCAATCCTCTGCGCAATGCGTTTACGTCCAGTCTGGTGACACGTTGAGTTCGATTGCCTCCCGTTATGGTGGCAGTTGGAATGAGTGGACGGGCTACCGTTCCGGGAATCCGAACATTATTTATGCTGGTGAGCGTGTTTGCCGTCGCGGGTCTAGCGTTTTCACTGGTGGTGTTCGTCGCTATACCGTCCAGTCTGGTGACACGTTGAGCGGTATCGCGTCACGATATAAGATTAACGTGAGTCAGATTAAGGGCTATCGTTCAGGCAATCCTAACGTGATTTACCCGGGTGAAACCTTGTATTGGTGATTGGAGTAAATTATGGACATTACTCAGGCTGAGACTATCGCGGTTGCTATCGTCGGTTTGGTTGCTCCCGTGTTCGTGCAGGTTGTTAAACCTATTCTGCCGGATAACATGACCGCCTTGTTTAGTCTCGCGGTCAGTATTGTGTTGGGCATGTTGGCTATCGCGGCGGCGGGCGGTTTTAATCACGGTTATACGTGGGGTGTACTGCTTGTTGCTGTGGTGGGTGTCTCGCAGACGGTTTACACTGCTGTCAATCAGGTGATGGGCGGCAAACTTGGTAAAACGTTCGTTGACGAAAATAAGTTGGCCTAGTATAATGTGAAGTGCTGAAAGTTTTGGCGATTGACTTTTAGTGCTGTCATTGATAAAGCCGCACGGGTTCATCTTTTTCCCCGTGCGGCTTCTCCTTTTTAAATGGTTTTCAACCCGTTCCAAGTTTGCACTGGAATGTTTTCAGGCCTGGCGAAACCTGACACGATTAATCCCAGTCGTTCGGCTTCCTTCACATTCTCATGTACCCACCCGTGGCAACCGGTTGTGCCTGACCCGCAGAGGGTTATGAGGTTTGGACTGGAATGCATTTCAGCGTATGGGTGCGAGCGTAGTCTACGGTGGTGGATGGAGTAGCCGAATGGTGTGTATCTCACGTCCCGCCCGCATCTCACGCACCGGTAGTGGTCGCGTTCCAACACGAGTTGACGTGTTTCTTCGGTCGGGTTTTTCTCTTTTGGCTTGCCTTCTTTCGCTAGCATTATTTCTCCGATTGCTCCACGCAAAACTCTGCCAATTGGGCGAGTACAGTTCCAAACATGACGTAGCTGTCCTTGCTGAGGGTTGCGGCTTCCCCAATCGTGTAGGTTTGGTTTTCCTTATTGGTGGTGTAGCGTAGTTTTTCTTCCACCATTGAGTCGGCTAGTTCAACGCTGACATGCACGATAAATTCTGGCATGTTTTTCATTTTGTTTCCTCCCTTGGTTGGAATAATACGACTTGTTCGCCTTCATCATCAAAAATGGTTGCGGGTTCTCCGTGTTCCACTGTTTTTCTTGCCACGGCTACGGCTTGGCTGAATGTGACGCATACATAATCGACACCGTTGAATCTTACTGTATACATGTTTTATTCCTTTCGTTAGTTGTGTCCCGCCCTTGCGGGCGGGGCGGTTGTTTAAAGATATTTTATTTCTGCCTCGTAGACTGCGCACTGGTCTAATCCTTGATGCCATGTGAAATCGTCTACAAGACAGACTCGGCCGAACGTGAAATCTTCGTCGCGCTTGAGGATGTTGCGCATGTTTGCCAATTGGTTTTTAAATTCCACTGCTTCGCTGTGGAAATCGTAGACTTCTCCGGTTTCTTTTATTACGAGACGTTGTGTGCAGATGCGATAGCTGAGGTAGATGATTGCGGTGGTCATTTTGGTTTGTCCTTTCTTGTTTGGTTGGTAATTACATAATACACCACTTGGTTATGCGACACGCCGACGTTCGACAAACACGCCCCAGCACATAGGAATTTTCAACGGAACCAACCGGGACACGCGATAGTCAGCGCCATAACGCACTTCAGCAAGCCGAGCAATAACCGCGTGCGCTCTCTCCCTTGCTTCGGCAACCCGCTTGTCATAGCCACGCTTGCGCTTCTGCCAACCGTCGCTAGTCCTCTCATACACCTCCCATACGACACCGTTTTCCGAATAATGAGACTGCACGCGATAATCGTAAGCGTCAACGTTCCTATATTTCACCATATCCCCCTTTTTAGTACATTTCCGCGATGTGTCGAGTGAACGCGCATACGCTGACTGCCGTCATATAGCCGCGTAATCCCGTCTTCCTCGCCATGAGAAGCCACACGGGGAAAGTGATGAAGGGTGCGAGACACCAGCCGCACGTGGCGAGATTCTGTAGACTTTTCGCCTGAGCCCTGCGGCTGACCCACCTGCGCTTTTCATTCATGCGCGCATGCTCATCCTTTGATAATTCCTCGTAATGGTCTGCTACGCTTCGGCACGCTTCTTTCCACTGTTCCCGTATCGTCAGCAGACGTAGGCCGTATCCGTCAGTGAGTTGAGCACAAGCGTTGAGGTATCCGGCGACTAGTCCGGCCTGTACTGCCTTGTTCATTTCTTTGCTCCTTTACGGTAGACGTAGAGTGCCGCCAACATGCACGCGACACCGATAATATTAATTAAGTTCATGTTTTCGTTCGCGGATAGCACGATTCCGAAGAGAAAGAGTATCGCTACGAATCCGTCGTTTTTATTCATTGTAGATTCCTTTCATTAGTGGTGCCCCGCCCTTGCGGGCGGGGCGGTATGGGTTACTTGGTGTGGGCTTCGTACTGCCTATTGAACCATTCAGTATATTCTTCACGGTTTTTGAATTCGTGCTGTTCGCTCTTGGCTCCGAATACTGCACTGCCCTTGTGGGGTTCGTTCCATATTTCCAGTACTGAGACGCTGTGGTCTTCATTGGTGTTGACGACGATGCAGTAACCGTTGATGTTGTGGAATTCGGTGTTCATTTTGTTGTCCTTTCGTTTGTTGGTAATTACATAATACAATAGTTTGGGTTACGACACGCCGGGAAACAAAAAAAGGGAACCCACGAAATTCTTCGTAGATTCCCTAAACGTCAACGACTGCAATACGCTAAGCACTGCACCTCAAGCGCATCTACATGACGGTAGCACACTCCATCAAACACGAAAAAAGGCGCGGTAGAATACTTGTGAGCCTTGCGCAAAGTCCAGTAACGGCTGTTACCCGGCTGAACTACCATGAGAGCAACCATAACGCCCGTTTTCTTCTTGATTCGCACCGTCATTTTTCGTAGTCCGTCAATCAATTCCCGGTGCTTGCATCCCGCGCAATCATCGAAAACCGCGTAAATGACACGTCTTGAAATGCTCACCAATCCACACCTCCCAGTTTTTGCAGTCCGTCAATGAGTGCCAATGTCTGCAATTCCTTTGTCTCCTGCGCTTCGATTTCACTTGCAACGCTCTGCCGTTCGACCGCGAACACCTCATGTTGCAGACTGCCATACACCCTATCATCTAACATGGTGAAATACACCGTGTGCAAGTCAGGGTTGACGACAAAATACTGAAGCACTTGAGACTGATACTGCTCCGGAATGAAGTCGAACTCCCGACGCGTTTCCAGAATCTCCGGGAACAACTTGAGGGCCAACGACTGCAATTCATTCCGCTGACTATTCGGAGTTTCCGAATAGTTGAGCATCTGGTATACGCGGAATGGAACAACCGTTTGAAGATGGTATTTCGTTCCCAGACTTTTCGCTTCGAACGCGAACGTGGGATTATGTTCCAGCCCGTTAAAGATTCGCGGTTTGGCGTGAGCGTCAGGACTGACCGCAATTCGGTCATCCACGTCACTCACCCACATTCCCGTGTCAAACTCAACTACGTCAGGCGAAATATCGAATTTTTCGCACGCCATCATGATATTAGTGTTTTCCAAACGGTGACCGCGTTCCATTGGCGGTTCCCCGTCCGGCTGTTCCGCAATCATATCAGCGAGGAACTGCCAAAAATCAAGGTTGACTTTCAACCGTTCGTTATCTCGTTTGGCTTGCCGTGCCTTCTCTCGGTATTCTTCGGCCTTTTCCTCTGTCTTTGCCTTGTCTGCCATGGCTTCGAGTTTGGCTACGTCCTTTTGGGCGTAATGTTCGAGCGCGAGCGTCCCGGCTTTGGTGCCCGTGATTTTACCAATTCGCGCGTCCAACCATGCTTCAGTGTCCTGCGCTTGAGAAACGTTCAGAATCTTCATTTTAGTTTTCCTTTCTTACCGGTAATCCGTTTTCCGTTGTTGCGAGCATGTATGCTTTCAGTAGTGTGTCCGCTATTTTTTGCCGTCGTGCGGGCGGGATGCGTCTGAGTTTGGTTTCCCAATGCGCGACTTGGCATTGGCGTACACCGTACATTTTTGCCATTTCACGCTGGCTGATGCCGAACGCGTTGCGCAAATATTTCAACAATTCGCTATCGTCCAAAGAGTCAAGATAAGTATTTCGACTGTTGACGGTGCGGAGATTGTTTTCATTGTCGAGCGTGAATAGATTGCCGTTTTTTGACTGGATAAGGTAGGCGTAAACGTCTTCCTTGATTCGGTATTCTCGCTCTCCGGCGACGGTTTTGAATGTGATGGGCATGGCTCCCGGCCATAGTGTGAGTCTCATTTATCCTCTCTCTCACGCAATCTCTTCATCATAGAAGACGTATGCGATTCCGTTGACAATGTTGAACTGCCCTCGCACAACGTTTTTGTGAATTGTCGGTTTGATTTCAGCCAAGTAGAGCAAGTCTAGTGCGTCCTCTCTGGAATTTGGGTAGATTGCGATTGTCTGCGTGTAGTCTTTTAATTCAATGTCTGGTGAGTCTTCAGCCACTTCGTCAAGCTGGTCTAGCGTCTCTTTGAGGAACTTGACGTATTGAGCAAGGGTTATTGTATCTTTCATTATTGTTCCTTTCATTAGATGGTGCCCCGCCCTTGCGGACGGGGCTGTGGTTTGGTTTAGAGTGCGTGTTCCTTGAGCAGTTCGGTGAACTCGTCGGGGGCTACCTGCTCATAATCGGTGTAGCCGTTCATGTCGCAGATGTCGCGGAGGTCTTTCGCGGCTCCGTAGGTGTCCCAATTGCCGTCATCCTGTCCGCTGTTTTCAAGGTAGCTGATGATGTAGGTTTCTGCTGTGCTGAGGTTGATTTCCATTTTGTTTGTCCTTTCTTTGTTTGGTAATTACATAATACAACAGTTTTGGTTACGACACGCCGGACTAGAGATAATCCATGACAACGAAACCAATACCCGCCAAACCAATAAGGATGTTAGCCAATGCGAGAAGAATCATAAGACTATCCTCGTATTGAAACGCCACTACCAAAACAACAGCGGCCACAATCGTAAGCACTAAGAAGCCGCAGAATATAGCAACCTTTTTCACTTATTGCCACCCTTGTTGATAGCCTGACGCAGGAGCATAACGTCATGCTCGGTCAAGTCCTGAGGCTTACGCACCTCATGGCCGAACTGTGATGCCAGAGCGCTGACGTAGAAGCCCAGATTTGTTCCAGCGGCCTGAGCTATGTCGTTAAGTTCGTTGACTTCTTGTGCCGTGGCCTTACGTGGTTGCTTTGGGGTGGAATAGTCGCGCATGGCGGCACCGTCGTCGTCCTTGTCGGGGAAGATGCCAAGGGCGGCGTAGAGGGAGTAGCGTCGCGCGTAGGTTACTGCGGAGCCGATTGCCTGAGGGTCGGGTACCACAATGAATGGATAGTCGCCCACGTTCAGGGTTTTTTCAGCGTCGAAAATGATTGTTTCTACAGTACCGTAGCTCACTTTCTCGCCTACCGCGCCCATGCGCACCACCTGCCGGAAGGCTAACTCATACTTGGCGAAAATAGGCTTGATGGTTTTGAGAATGGTGGAGAGATTAAGATACTTGTAGATGCGTTGTCCAGCGTTGGCTGTCAGGTCGGTGACGAAGTTGGGGACTTCGTTGAGGACTGCCATATATTTTTCTTCGAGTTTCATTATTGTTTCCTTTCATTAATGGGGCCCCGCCCGCGTGGGCGGGGCTGGATGTCGTTTATAATGCGTTTTCTGGGAGGTTGTCGAGGTAGTCTATTGCATCGTACATTCCTTCGGTGGTGTATGGGAAAAGCTTCTCATAGCAGTGACTAGAATAGTGTTGGCCGCGCTTGCGGTAATCCCTGCGAAGTTCTTCGTCGGTCTTGGCGACTTCCCAGTGAACGCGAATTACTCGATGTATGTTTCCCTTGCGGGTAGTGTACACGTCAAGGTTTTTAGTGATGTAGAGCTTCTTCTTGGTGCCCATCATGTTATCGAAGATTTCGAAGAGGTTGAAGCGGAGGTTTTCGGTGGTCATTTTGGTTTGTCCTTTCTTGGTTGGTAATTACATAATACATCATTGTTGAGTGCGACACGCCGAACTAGGCAGAATCTCACCCAAACGACTCAACCCACGCGCGCTATCAAGCCCACGGAACCGTTTAGCGGACTGTGCGGCTTCATCGAGACTACGCCCGCTCAACCGATTCCGCCGATACTCCCAACTCGCCTCACCCTCAATGCCCAGTGCGCGCATTTCACGCGTAATGTCGGCTTCGGAAGGCTTATGGTCACGTTTCCACTTGGCCCAAAAGCTGTTAACGTCGGCGGGCATGAGATACGGCCGCTTCTTCGCATATTCCGGGCTTGCGAAAAATTGGCGTATGGCTTCTTTCGCCACGTCCAATCGCATGTCAGTGGCTAACGCTTCCATCCATGCGGCCACCTGCATATCGGTCACAAGACGGTTATCAAAGGCGCTGGCATAAGTTAGTAGTGCTTGCACTTGCAGTTTATTCATTTCTCGATTCCTTGAATTCAAGTTGCATTAATTTCACGACTTTCAACATGCCGTCCAAGTCACTTTTTCTAAGGTACAGCCAGAAGAGACCTTCCGCATAGGTGGTGGCTTGGCGGGCAAGGTCTAACATGTTGTCCATGTAGAGACAGCACTTACCCACTTGCGTGAGGTTGTGCGCGTCCAATGGTTTGCCATCGATTTACAAGCGGCATTTCTCGCCATTGTCGATAGCCCTCTGTAGATACCATTCTGCTTTCTGCAAGTCTTCGAGGGGGCGCCCCTTGGCTCGGTATCGCCACACGTATTTTATCGCGTTGCCTACGCAAAAGCTGTGATATTGCGCGACTTCGATGCATTCGCAAGGCTTCGTGTTGTCGGTGTAGTGTGCTGGATGATTAACGTTGTCCATGATTGCTTCCTTTCAAAATTGCGGTGTGATTGAGTCCAGAAAATCGTCAAGGTAAAGAATGAAGTCTTCTTGTGTTGAGTCGTGAAGTTGTGGCTGATAATCCGCGTGTAACCATTGAATGCCACTGGACATTTTCATCCACTTAATACCGGCAAGATACACGAGTATCGTATTGTGGACTTTATCAATCGTCCAGTCTGCTGGGGCTACTACGTCCATCATGTAGCTTTTGGATTGTGCTCCGCTTCTCTGCCGGTTTTCTAAGCCTTTCCAAGCTAATATCCATACTCTGTAGCGTGCTATTTTTTTGTTGTCTTGTACGGTTAACGCTGTTTCGAAGATTGCCGTATCTTCTTGTTTGACACAGATTGCGACGGAATGCATGTCGTATGGGGGTATATCGTTGAATAGTGTCAGCATTTTATTTTCCTTTCATTGGGTGCCCCGCTCTTGCGTGCGGGGCTAGTATAAGTATTTTCAGGCTTTGCGTTCGTAGACTTCCACATTGTAGCCGCCATCGGTGGTGTAATCAGGCTTGAATTTGCCGAGTCTGTATCCTCGTTTAAGCATTTCAAGTCTGAGGGTGAACAGAATACCGCCAGTCCGGTTAAGATTCTTAATGTCGAAGTTGATGCCGTGGTCAACGTTGCGGACGTATGCGGTGGCGTTTTCTTCGTCGATAATGACGTATGCGTCGCAGATATATTCGCCTTGATTGTACGGTTGCAGTTTAACCATTTTGGGTTCCTTTCTTATCGGTTGGTAATTACATAATACATCATTGTTGAGTGCGACACGCCGGGAAAAGAAAATGCCCGCCGAAATAAATCAGCGGGCATAAATGAGAACCGTTATCACTAAGCGAACTTGACTGGCACTAGCGGGAACGCATCAGCACCAAGAGTAGACACAACAAGTGGCCATGTGACATGCAACGCGGATAACCCATCACTCCAAACACGTGCGATAGGCACAGTTTCAAACTGTCCGTCCTCAACGGTTGGGCGTCGCACACTCCAATCGCAAGCCCCGTCACGGTAGAGCAGTGTGCCGGTTTGGGTGAGGTAGTAGCCGTCTTCTGTGGGCATTTCCTCGATTGCTTTCATGTTTTCCGGGAAACGATAATTGAGAGCGGCTTGCAATGCTTTCATTTCGTTTTCATCCCGGAATCTTAGCACCACCTTCCATCCGTCTTCCGTTGTAGTGGCGGCCAAGTCTCGCAATGAGTTGATAACAATGCTTTCAGGATTGGTGTACGCTGTTACTTTAATCATTTTTGTCCTTTCACTTATAAATCGGGGTTACACTCACATGAGTTAGCGGGAATGCTTTGGCGCCAAGCTTCTTGACTATCTTGAGCCAATCGGTCTCGTAATCCTCTTCGTTTTCTCCTAACACGTTCACTTGCGACGGGTGAGTGCATGGCTCCCCGTTATAGAATGCTCTGATACTCCAATCGCCTTCCGTATCCCTATATAGGAGCATCCCGGTACAAGTAAGATATAAGCCGTCTTCTTCTGGTTCCTTGAACTTACCTGCAAGCCTGATGTTTTCCGGGAATGTTTTATTTAATTCGTCTTGGAGTGCCATTAAATCTTCCGTTGAATAAAACTCAACATCTAGCCACTTTGTAGGCTGTGAGTTCAGATTTTCGTTTATAGTCGCCGCTTTGACACCCTCGACGCGGAGGATGTTGACGCCATTCTCGTAAGCGTGACGGGATACTGTGATACTCATTTTTGTCCTTTCATTCTGAAAATGGGGTAATGTTTACACGAGTTAGTGGTAGTGCAACTTTAGTTAATTTTTCGATGACATTTTGCCATTTCTCGTTGATTAAATGTAAGTGGGTTGGGTCCCATGCCAAGTATGGTGTAGTTGAGTCTTTGAACCGTATGACGCTCCACCCCCATTCGTCTTTTAAGAGCAGTATTCCAGTTTGCGAGAGGTAATATCCTTCTTCTTTTGGTTCCCTGAAGTTTTCGTTTATTATGACGTTTTCGGGGAAAAGATTATTTAACTTGTTTTGAAATTCTTTTAAATCGTCCAAGCTGCTGAATTGCACTCGCACGAGGTTCGTGGAATTGCCTTTTCCTCGTTTTGCCCCGAAAATGGTCAGTGTTTCGCAGTCTGCGAATGATTGGTGTTTTACTTCTATTGGCATTTCATGTCCCTTTCGTTTGTTGGTTGTTTTACATTATCGATTATACATGATTACGGACGCGACACGCCGGACTCAATCTGAAAGCCGAAGAGGTCAGTTTGCGACTGCATCGCTTGGGCTAGATTCTGCATATTCCGTTCCGCGTTCGTGGCGGGCTTGCGTGCTCGCGGAGGGTCTGGACGGTATTCGTCGTTCCATCTTTCCCCGTTGAGCCATGTGGCGAAATTTGGAATAAATCTGGTTTCCGTGTTGGCGCACTGCGCGGCGAATGCTTGCACCTTGGCCATGAGGAAGGCACTGTTTATACCTACTTTGGCTTTACGCCATGCCTTGTATGCGGCCATCTTGGCCACATGCTTCGGGTAGATTGTCCACAGTTGCTCGAATGCGTTCGGGTATTCCTCGCGCTTACGTGGCGCGGGTTCTACCGGTGCGAGTTCGCGTGCGGGTTCTACCGTGGTAGGCGATTCTGGAGCTTGGTAAAACGTTTTATCAAGCGTATCAGGCTCAGAATGGCGCTTCACATTGTCTACGTCCATTGTGACGTGATACACATTGCTCGACGCCCCGCCATTATCAAGCTTGCGACGTCTTTTGACTATAAGCCCCTTATCCTCCAAGCTTTTAAGAGCTTTGAGTACGGTTGGTTTGCTTAGCAATGATTCGGCGCATAGTGTGGCGAGAGACGGGAAGCATTCGCCGCTATCGTTTGTGTGGTCGGCTAATACGAGATATACGAGCTTTTCATTAGCAGTCTCGAAGTACTCCCCTCTGATAACCCAGTGGCGTACTGCCATAAATCCATAATCACTCATAGCTCACATTGTACATCAATTACCATAATCGCGCAACTTCTTTGTTTGTTTCTTTTCTTAATTGGTTATTCTTCAATGGTTATTCTTAGTGTAAAGCTACTTTACAGAGGGTGTAAAGCTACTTTACAGAGGGTGTAAAGCTACTTTACAGAGGGTGTAAAGCTACTTTACAGAGGGTGTAAAAATATAACACTTTGCAAAAGTTGCATATTATGACATTATGTGATATAGTTAGCGATATGAAATATTTAAGTGTGACAGAATACGCCGAACGGTACAAGCTCGGCAGAGCTACAGTACGACGTTGGGCGCACAATGGGCAAATTGAATGCAAGCGAGTTGGTCGGCAATTCCGCATCCCAGAAAATGCATTACCAAGAGTTCGGGGGTATGAGCCAAGTGAGTAGGCTATCCGCCGAAGGTGAGATTGAATGCGCGTTGAAAGCGCACATCACCCAGATGCAGGATTATGACCTTGCCCCACTGCAAGAGCAAATAGAAGCATACCGCAGACCAAAACGGAAGCGCCCACTAACCGCTCAACAACGCGAGCTTGAACGGGCACGTAAACGCCGATACTATCAAGCCCACCGTGAGGAACGGTTACTGCATGACCGCGAACAATACGCGAGAATCAAAAAAGAATATCCCAGAAAATACGAGGAACGCTTAGCGCAGATACGCGAATACAAGCGTTCGAAACGATTGGAGCAAAACAAATGAACGACCCTATTCTGCTGATTGAACACGGTAGGCTTACCGGCGAGCCTGAATTGAAGACGACGAAGACGGGTAAGCAGATTCTGCAATTCACCGTGGCCGGTAATGGCTCGCATAAGGATAAGCAGACCGGCCAATATGTCGATGACTGCCAGATTTTTATCCGCTGTACCGAGTGGGATATTAACCGCGCGCAAGCCTTGCAAAAGGTATTGCACAAGGGTAGTGAGGTGCGTTTGGAGACCGCTTTCAATTACACTTGCGCGACGGATAATAACGGACAGCCGCGCGTGTATTTCGATGCTCGATTCCCGAAGATTACCGTGTATCCGCCCCGTCCGCCGAAGCCTCAGCAACAGCAGACGGCTAATAGTCCGTCCAATTTCGACGATTTCGGCAATAGTGACGCTTGGGGTGAAACCGCATTTTGAAAACCAAAACGTTAACGTTTAACGCGTATGGCATGACTCCCGCACCTAAAGGTAGTTACCGGTTCATGCGGGGGCACGCCATCCCCATGAGTAAGCGTGAGAAGCCGTGGCGTAACCTCGTTGCTGATAATGCGCGTATTGCAATGAATCGGGAACAGTTCACCCAGTTTGCCAAGGATGTTCCCGTGTCGGTGCGTATCACGTTTTTCATGTCGCGTCCTAAAACCGTGAAACGTCATATGCCTACCGTTCCGCCAGACATTGACAAACTGTGCCGTGCCGTGTTGGACGCCTTGACCGATGCGGGAGTGTGGGTGGATGATAGTCAGGTGGTTGACCTAGGCGCAACTAAAATCTACGCGTCCGGGCCTCATATTGGCGCGCATATCACAGTGGAAGGACTTGCCCATGAAGAAGCTTAAACAGAACATCGGCCATATCATTGGTAGTATCGCGGCAGTGTTAGTGTTGGTTGATTTTGCGTTGGTGATGATGCTTGCTTGCATCATGCTGTTCAGACTCATTCTAAAGGCGCTGGGCTTATGAGTTTGACATGGAAACAGCTGGAAGCGTTGAGTATCCCGCATAATTCAACGCCGATTGACTTGAATGACCCTGAAATAAAAACCATGATTGCGGAATGCCGTAAGCCGCATAGTGTGCAAATGGAATTGGAGGACTTTGACGATGGGTGTTAAAAAAGGAATGGTTAACAATCCGACAGGCAAGGGTGGTTTCGGAGACCACCCAGAAAACGCGTGTAATGGTAGGTGGAGAAAAGAAGACTCATACACCTATAACGTTAATAAGTTTGGCCGCATGACAGACATAGAACTTCAAGAAATTATTTTGAAGTTCAAAGCAGGGGAGCTTACCCAATTCCAGCAAGCCGCGTTGAAAACCGTCCTTGACATGAAGAAAGATGAAGGTTGGAAGAAGCTTGTAGATACCGTTGATAGGGTTGACGGCAAGGCTTTGCAACCGGTCGAACAGACGGTTAACGGCTATGTTCCACCTACTATTAATATTGATTTTGTCAAAGGTGATGAAGATGAAGAATGATTTTTGGACGGTGCGGGAATGGCTTGAATTTGTCCAGCATCCAGCGGAAGACATGAGTTATGCAACGGTTCGTTTTGGTCGGTTTCTGTGGGATAATTGGCGGCTTACGCGCGGCTCGAAGACTGTCAGTATGGTGAGACGTAATATCAATGGTGTTCGGTCTGGACTTATGAAAGCATACCCGCGTAGCCAAAAGGCGTATATACTCCGTCTGTACATGATATGGCGTGAGAAAGATTTCAGACGTCGCTATATCAGCTGATTTTTACGACACGCTGAGTTGCATTATCGCGCAAGACAATGTATATTATTTCTTGGCAAGAAAAGAAATTGAGCCATCTATCTATATATATAATTTAATTCCCGTCTAGTTTTTTCCTTTCATTTTGCGCTAGACGGGGCTGGAACGTTGCGCGAGCGGTTTAAGCGGCCACCCTGCTAAGGTGGTAACTGGCAACGGTTCGGGGGTTCGAATCCCTCACGTTCCGCAATCCTAACGTGAGCCTAGGATAAGCGTTAGGCGGTTGAGTACACTACTCTTGCAGTGACTCAGACGAAATATAAAAGGGCGGCTAGTGAGCATGGTCGATAGTGAGGTAACATGTGCTCTCCGGCCAACGGTTAGCGGTCGATAGGATTGCGGCGGTAGCCCGCTAAAGTCTAAGCTAACCAATTTTCCCGTGGTGTAATGGGTAGCACGGCAGTCTTTGGAACTGCTTGTTTTGGTTCGAGTCCAGACGGGAGAGCGAGACGTAATGAGCGCTAGGCATCTATTACGTGCCACCAGCCTAGCAGGTGGCAGGTCTGTAGTTCAGTGGAGAGAACGGGACGCGGTTATTGGTCGTGTTGCAACATGACTAAATGTCACGCCTGATGTCGCGAGTTCGAATCTCGTCAGCCCCCGTAGCCTTATAACTCCGGCACGCAACGTAATGCTGTGGTGCAAGTAAGGGACGGGTTTATCCCGTGAGAGCTTTGGCTGGGGCTAAATTCGGGTACTGCTACCCTTGAGTGTTGCGAACTCATGAAAGCTGTAGACGTTGACAACGTGCGGTTAAATCGTTGCACAGCCCCTCTAGTCGCGCGATTAGAGGGGCGTTTCCATGCCAATTACTAGAATGCATGGTATGAAGATTCCAGACGATTACTCTAGCCTTTTCTGGTGGACTCACTCACTTACACCGCCAGCCCGCTATTTCGTGTTCGAGGGTGGCCGTAGCTCAGGCAAAACCACGACCATATGTCAGTCATTAGTATTGCGTGGAGCTGTCAAGCCTATTCGAGTCTTGTGCGCGCGAGAATTCCAAAACTCCATTAACGAATCAGTTAAAAAAAGCTTGGAAGACTCAATAAAACTGTTGCATCTTGGCGGATACACTATCACGAAAGACTCGATAGAGCACGAAAATGGGACTAGTTTCGTTTTCAAGGGCTTGCATAATGACCCCGAAACCACCATCAAGGGTCTGGAAGGTATCGACGTGTGTTTTATTGATGAAGCGCAATTCATCTCGAAGCATTCGTTGGATATTCTTCTCCCGACTATCCGCAAGGAAAACAGTACGATTATTTTCGCCATGAACCCGCTGACACCTAAAGACGAGGTTATGCAACGCTTCGTATGGGATGCTAACGAGCAGGTCAAGGCGCGAACCATCCATAAGCATGTCACCTATCGTACTGCGCTCAAGGCTGGACTACTACCGCGGGAAGTATTACAGCAGGTGCAGGAGGCTAAAGGGTCTCCCGACTTTGCTCACATCTGGGAGGGCAAGCCGACTGATAATGTGCTTAATCGGATTATGTCGTGGCAACAATTGCAGTCCGCTGAAACCGCCATCATGCCTGACGGTGGCATAACCTTTGGTGTTGACGTTGCACGACTGGGAGCAGACCGGACAGCGGTAGCAGTCAATAAGGGCGGCACTATTATCGATTTAGTCAGTTGGAACCACACGCGTTTAACGGACTCAGCACAGGTCATTAGACAACTGGCAGAACGCTATAAACCGGTGGCTATGAACATCGATGATTGCGGCGTAGGCGGTGGCCTGACCGACATGCTTATTGCTGACGGGTTGCCCGTCCAGCCGATTAATTCCGCGTCACGCGCTAAAGACAATACGAAATATCCGAACATCAATAGTGAAATGTGGTTTACTTTCGCGGAGAGAATCGTTTCCGGTGAGCTTCATTTCCTACAAACACTTCCAGAGAAAAACGACTTGTTCGAGGAATTGAGCACGCGCGAGTGGAAACTCACCCCGAAGAACCAACGTCAAGTGCAAGGCAAGGCGGATTACAAGGCGGCTAATAATGTGGGTTCGCCTGACCTTGCGGACGCGACACTATTGAGCGTGTACACGCCGGTTAAGTTGACAAGTTGGGATGTTGAGGTATTATAGAGAACGCCGGTAAAGCTTTGGTCCTTTTCTTTACCGGCGGTTGGTTGACTGGGATACGCCCTCGCAATGATTGCGGGGGCTTCCTAGTATAATGGGAACCGTTATCAATAAGCCTATTGAAAGACGGTAACATTGTCTAAACTCGGTTATAAACTCAGAAATTTCTTTACCCGTCCAACGTCTCCCGCTTTGACTGAGGGGTGGACTAGGGTTAGCGGCAGTGGAACGCAAGTGATTCCACCGTATGACGCTTACGCGCAAATTTTCCCATATTCGAACGCCATTGCGGGACGTTTCGCCACTATCGTCCCCTACGCTGTTGACATGCAAGGGGAGGAGATTAAACCAGCACCGGCGGCCATGCGCGCACTGTATGCGCCCAATGACCAATTTTCTTGCCTTGAGTTCCTGAAGTTCATCGCTAATTCAATTCTTACGCAGTCCCATCTTGATATTCTAATCTGGACGAATCAAGGCGGTTACATTCAACCGGGCGGCAACATTACCCCGGACAATATTGCGGGCTATACTTTCCTCCCGCAGGACTCTAGGCAGTGGGATAGCAGTCATACCACTTGGACGCATCGTGTAACCATGTCAGTTAATGGCCGTTTGGAAGCGCGCGTGTTCACTCGTGACGAGACTATCGCGCTCAGCTATTCCACGCATCCGCTTGACCCGTCGCGTGGTATCAGTCCAGCGCAGACTATCCGCAAGTGGGCGAACGTTGATGACATGATAGCGGATTACGAACGTGGCTTCTTCGCTAACGGTGCTGTCCCTGCTGGCATGATGGGGATTGTCTCAGCTACCGCTGATGATTTCACTAGGACGAAGAATCAGCTTGAGCAAGCGTTCCAAGGCGCCGGACACAATAACGGCGTGGTCTATAACATGATTCCGGTTGACCCGCTTTCGGGTAAGCCGTCCGACACGGGCAAGCTCGTGTGGGTGCCATTCCAGCAAGCTAATAACTCGCTTGACTTGTCCGGCCTTAACGACGTGGTGAATAGCCGCCTCGCAAGCGCTTTGGCTGTTCCGGATATTGTGCGTGGCATTGATAACGGTCAGACCTATGCTAATGCGGAGCAGGCGGAACGCGCATTCATTGAGAACACACTTAAACCGCTCTGCATGACGGTGTGGGATAAATTCCAATTTGAACTTGACCGTATTACTGGCGGACTTGGCTATGGGATTAATTTCACTTTGGACATTCCGGCGCAGACGGACGTGCGTAAAGTTCAGGCCGATACTCAAGCCGTGCAGGTTGATACTCTTATCAAGCTTATCAACGCGGGGGCGAGTGTTGAAACCGCTGTGAAGGCGTTGCACTTACCTGATGAATATAACGCGCTTGAGTTGGAACCTGCCGCCCCGTCTCTTTTCGTCAAGCCGGAAACCCTACAAGTCTCCCCGCAGATTGTGCCACAGATTCAGGCCTCGAAAGATGATGACGTTAAGACGGAACCGGTCAAGCCGGACGTTGAAGAATCAACCGTAAGTAAGGCATCTAAGCTAGTCCGCAAGTTCTACCGTGACTTGATTGACCTTAATCTAGCGGCGCATAGTTTTGCTAAGACTGACGTGGATAGTGTGGAAATTCAAGCCGAACTCGTTGATGGTCTTTTCTCGGTCTACGAGCCGCAAATAGTCGCATACGCCAACTCCACAGGCAAGACGATTATTCAAGCCATGCAGGAACTAGCCAAGACTAATCCGGATATTGCCAAGATTTTGGACGCTTGGACGCCCTCGCAGATTGTCCAACTTGTCGGTTGGGAGACTCTGCCGGAAAGCTTCGAGAATGCGTACAGAAAGCAGTTGACCAAGACTGTGGCCGCTGTGACAGGTACCGCAAATAAGAGTATCACCAAGATTATCGCGCAAGGCATCAAGGATAAGCTAGATTACAAGGAACTTGTACACCAATTGTACGGGTTGCTTGACGATGACCGAGCCGAATTGCTGGCCGGGAACGAACTGCGGAATGCGGAACGCTTGGGCAATCTCTACAGTGCGCAGAATCTCAGCAAGAAAACCGGAGTGACCTTGAAAAAGGTCTGGCACACTAGCGGCCTTGACGCTGGCAGTGAGCAGAAGCCGTGCCCATTTTGCGAGCATATGGACGGCAAGGTGGTCGGCCTCGCGGAAAGCTTCATGGACGAGGGTGATTCCGTGGATATTGACGGTGAGACCTTCACTAACGATTATGTTTCGATGGTTACGGCGGCGGCTCACCCGCGCTGTCGCTGCACCCAGACATACGAGGTGGCCTGAATGAATATAAAATGTAAAAAGTGCGGGAGGTTTCTGGGGTCTACCGAGCATAGTTTGCAAGTCATGCTCAAGTGTCCCAACTGCCGCGCGTATATGCTCTACCGTATTGTTTTCTTGAGTCAGACAGGAGGCCACGAATGAAAGCAAGACAAGCAACGTTTAACGATTATGACGGATTCGTAGAAAAATTCAAGCCGAAGAAGACCACGGACGACTGCTACACCCCCCCCGCAGTGTATGAGGTGATAAAGGACTGGGCATGCCGTGAGTATGGCATCGACCCCAGCAAGGTGGTGCGTCCATTCTATCCGGGCGGCGACTACGAACGGTTCGACTATTCGGACGGCAAGGTGGTAGTGGATAATCCGCCGTTCTCGATTTTGTCGAAAATCTGCGAATTCTATCGCGATAATGATATTCCGTTCTTCTTGTTCGCTCCGAACCTTACGATTTTCAGCAGCACGTCGCGCAACGGCGCGCATATGCTGGTCACTGGTTGCGCTATCGAATACGAAAACGGCACTATCGTCAACACAAGCTTCGTGACGAGTTTCGGCGATGACCTGATTCGTACCGCGCCTGATTTAACGAAGCTGGTCAACGATGCGGTGAAACGAGTTAGGCGCGAAAGCAGGAAACATCTGCCGAAGTATGTGTATCCGCCGGAATTGTTGACCGTCACGCGTCTGAACAATGTCAGCAAGGCTGGCGTGGATTTTCGTGTCAAGGCTTCGGACGTGGCATTCACGGCTAGGCTCGCTTCGCAGAAGGCCGTGAAGAAGAGCATCTTCGGCGGCGGCTATCTGATGGGCGAGGCCAAGGCCGCGGAACTGAAGGCCGCGGAACTGAAGGCCGCGGAACTGAAGGCCGCG